GGGGAAAGTGGACCAGAGCTTTGCAACTCTAGGTCCCAGTCCCTAGAGGGGGGTTGCTTATGCAACCCCCCTCTAGTTCCTGCCTGCTAGTGGCGGCGTCGCCTTGTAAGCGCGCTGCCTCCCTCTACGGACGGAGCAACCACTAACATTCGATTCGAGTTCTAGTGAAGAGAGCAGTCTTCTCTCCGAGAAAAGACAGTTAGTCTCTCAACACCAGCGTCTCGAGTATACGAATGCGTGGATGCCCCAACCAAAGAGGGCCCGTCTTCCTGGTCCAGTGGACGCTGTGGAAACTTTGGCTTCAGAGTATCCGCCTTTGTCAGCTGTTGGGACCGCAGGTCCTCGGCTCGTTGCCGAGGATGTGGACCCTTCAGTTCCGATCGGAGTCGCGTTGGCCTCTACCCGACGGCGCCGTGAACAACGGCGTCGGACTGTTGGTAGAGCCTCCAACGTCGACAAAGATCGGAGAGACTTAGGTGGGGAAGTACTCCGTTGCCTCAGTGACCTCACGTCCACAGTCCGGGGGGACACTAGTCTACCAAGTCGTTTCGCTATCAGTTATGCGGATCGGTTGGAGCACAATGGGACGGAAACCGCACTCCAGTACCTCAAGTCCGAGTCGTCTGCTTGCAGACAAACTTGGGTCTTGAAGAATGGAGGCGATATCCATGCCCAATGCTCCTTCGTCGGGCGGGCACTCCCAGTGGGGAGCGCTGAGGCCATGACGAAGGCCGTTTCGCAGCACTATAGCGATATGACCAGTGCTTGGTCAACAGGGGATGAACTGTTGGCAAGGGCTCGCTCATTTGCCCGTTCGTGGGGCCAAAGGTATCTAGGAAGGCCAAGTCAGATGGCGTCACCTGGAGTTCCTACCTTGAGTGCGTGTTCCGAAAGGACCGTACGTCAAGGAGGACTCCGCGGTTTCGTCGCTGAACTTGGAACTCACCCGGATGCCTCGGCACTCGCTGACGAGCTGAGCAGGACCCTTCCTTACCAGGACGTCCAGACTGTGGTCAACGATCTCTCATACCTCTGCCACGGCAGGGACCTCTCCGCGGGCGTTTTGCCTGCTTCGAGTGTTGTCTGCCTGGCTGAGAGAGGTTTGAAAACTCGTGTGATCACTAAGTCACCTGCTGCCTTGCATCTTCTGGGCCACGTTGTGCGGAAACGCTTACTATCTGGTCTGAGGAGAGACCCGTCATCGGCGTCGACTCTACAGGGGGTTACGGATGAGGGGATCATCGGCTTTTATGAGGGAGCTTCCGATGAAGTCTGTGTTTCCACAGACCTCACCCGGGCCTCAGATCTTCTACCACACGACTTAATGTCGGCGTTGATAGACGGTCTTGAAGGCTCAGGCCGGTTGCCCCAAATGGAAGCTGATGTCCTGAGGCTCCTTTGCGGGCCTCAACTCATCACTTACCCGTCTCTCGCTGGTCAGCCTACGATAACGAGCACGAGGGGGATCCTTATGGGTCTCCCCACCACCTGGGCTATGTTGAGCTTAGCTCACATGTTCTGGTGGGACTGCTCGATCCGAGATGCCGCTTGGATTAGTCGCCTGCCCTTGAAGGACGCATTTTCCCTAAACCGTTTTCAGGTTTGTGGTGATGATGCGCTCTTTCTTGGCTGGGACCTAACTCAAGAGAGGTACCTGGACATCATGGCTGCCTGCGGAGGCGTGCCTTCAGCAGGGAAGCACTTCGTCTGTAGGTCGCCTGCGAAAAGGGGAGTGTTCCTCGAAAGACTCTACGAGTTCCGTTCGGTTCAGGGACGCGTCTATGCTGGCTCCAGAAATGGGGCTGTTGCTATTCGCGGACTTGTCCGTCCAGACATACCGGAGAGCCTCCGAGGACACGGCTCCTCCTTCGCCATGGCTCCTATGGTGAAGATGCTCTATGCTGTCGACAACCTGTGGACGACACATCCTGGCGGGCTCCCTAAGATCCTTTCCTTTTTGGAGAGGAGACCGGAAGTTCGCGCTTTCGCACGCGGGCTTGGTTTAATGGATGGTCTCCACCTGTCAGATGGCGGTACAGGTTTGCCTTTAAGATCAATCGGTCCGGATGCTGTGAGGCTCCGGTGGAGGGTTCTTAAGGCTAAGTGCGAAGGATCCACG